TCAATTGCGCTAGGCGGGTTGGTCGTGCCGTCGTCTACACCATTCTCGTGGTAGACAAGCTGGTTTCCGTAGGTAGTGGCCGTAGGGTAATCTCGCAGTGGCGTATCTAACCACGCGGTGCGTGCCAGATTACCGTAACTCCAGATTTTTTCCAAATGGTTGTATATGACATAGCGATCAATGGACGTGGAGTTGGCTGAGCAGTAGTACCACCAGATTTCGTTATACCCTTCGTTAGTGCCGGAAAAGAATTGGTACTGCTGGTTCAGATTAATGTCGCCGAAAATGTACTGGCGCAAAGGGCAATATAAAGTCTCAACACGTCCCGAGTACATATAGAACTTATCCAACCCCATCCAATAGGTGATGTTGGCTGCCGTAGACGCGGCGTTTGGACTCGCAATTGAAATGTTTGAGCCCAGAATTTGAAAGCCCCATACAAATGGCGGGCCAAGGTACTGCATAGAATACAACGCAGCATCAGTCCAGACCAAGATCTCTTGACGAGTTTGTTGGTGGGCGACAATGCTGGAGCCGGTGGACAGGCGATAGCTGCCCGCCTGATTGGTAACCGCAGGAGTCCAAGTTGCATAGTCTTCTTGGTCAGACCAGCGAATCAGAAGCGGGTCTAAAATAGCGGAGCCGTAGTCGTTGCAGCCAAATGCAATCACAAAACGTGAAGCATCAGAAACCGCTACTGCGTTGCAAATGCTTGGGCAGCCCGCATCGGTTTGGTAAATGCCCGAGCTCGTTGGGGAAAGAATCACACCGCGGTCAAAAATGTTTGGATTAGCGTTTACTGCCCAGTAGTACAACGCGCCGCCACGCGGGTTAAAAATTAAATCTTGCCCGTAGTTAGAATGACTCCAAAGGCGAAGCTGTGTACCAAGCCCCACACCAGCTGGCGCGGGAGAACCCCAACCTGTAGATGTGTAGCCTGTCGTAATACCGCCCCAACCACCAGCTCCCCAGCCCACACTGGTTGTAAAAACATCCGAGCCGGTTGTAATCTGATATGTGCCGACGGTGGATGCGCCGCCATTACCCACATCAGAAGCATTTGCCGCAACTGTGGAAGTGATGGTGTAAACGCTAGTGCTAGTAACAGACACTACTTGATATTCTTTATTAAGTACGGTAGCGGTGATTACACCGCCAAGGCTGACAGCCCCGCTGTACGTTACAAAGTCCCCAGCCTGCGCTCCATGCGCAACATCGGTAACCGTCAAGGTAGTGGAGCCGTTGGTAGCGGCAAAAGTTACATCCCCGGCAGCAGTTGTGAGGCGGATAGGGGTGATGTCGTAGAAAGTGCCGCCCGTGCCGTTTTGAAGGTAATATTTAAGATTAGTGCCAAGACCCAGCAAGTTGTAGCTAGACAACGTAACCCAGTTCAACAGCGAACGGCAAAGCCCCCAGAACGAACCAGTAGGGGGAGCCAGCGTAGCATTAGATGTACCAGTATCGGCAACCCATCCACCGATTTTCTCGGGGAAGCCGGAGCGAAAACGCACCTTGTCCATCTCAAACCAAGTGCCTTCGTTGGCCAACGTTGTCGATTCTCGGTTTACGCCGGGGCGCAGTTGAAGTTTTTGTAAGGGCATGGCTTATTTTCCCATCAATTTGGGCGTATATCAAGCATACAGCCGTGTGCCTTGTTTGTCGATAATCAGTGCCTGTTTTCTTGGGGCAGTTTCTGGTGTATTTGGAATGCTCAAATGAGTCCAGCGGTCAAACTCTCGGATGACTTGGTCGTAAGGCAAACCCGAAGCAATGATGGTTTTGACTACTTCGTCTGGCGTCAGTTGAGGTACTCGGATGTCCACAGCACAACCAATGCGATGCTGGCTAGTATCTTTAGAACCCACAGCATCGTTGACTTGCTTACTGCGAAAAGCTGAGTTAACCATGACTGGTCTTCCGCCCAAGGCAGTTTTGACTTCCTCAAGGAAGGCGGCAAGACGTTTGAGATTTGCAAGTTCGGTTTCATTTGGGGTGTTGTCCCATCCGTTACGTTCTGCGGCTTCCGAGGATGTAAGTTCATCAAGCGTAAAGTGTTCAGTCAAGTTCATTTTTTATCTTTCATTGCTTGGATTTCTGTGGCTTTGTCTTTTGAACCCTGAGAACTTCCGCGATGGAAATTTAAAACTGTTCCAGACATTGTGATTAAAGAACCAAGGGCCATGTACACCAACTCTTTGTTGGCCTCTGGAACGCCCTTCATAAACGCAAACCAAGCAAGGAAGATGGTAGCAGTCACAATGCCAATATCAAGCGCATAGGCTGTGTTTTTAGCCAACCAAGAAGCATTGGAAGATTCTTGAACCTTTGCGTTCATATCCCTTGCGCTGTCGGTATTTGCGTTATTTAACTCTAGCAATTTGGTTTCGTTAGCCATCTTTGCCAACTCACCATCTTGAACCATCTTCTGAAGTTCCAGTTGCGCCTTGGCTTTGGCTTCTGGGTCAGGGATTAACTTATCAATAAGTTTACCACCCACGTTTAAAAGTGCATCTAGTCCAATCATTTTGGCTCCTTGGGTTTAGTGTCTTCATTCTGCATGAGTTTGATACCAGACAGGAACCCAATCATGCCGCCGATAAGAGTAGAAAAAGCGGGTGAAATCATTTTGAAAATCTCGGCGTTGTCCACCTCCTTGGCCCAAAGACCCAACATAAAGGCGGTTACCATGGCCAATACGGAGATGCACAGGGTGAAGCTGACCATCAATGTGACCCACAGCGTCAACTTTTCTTTTGTTTCCATCTGCGGTTTCCTGATTGGTCTGACTGTTGGTTTCTTGGTCATATGTATTTGTCAAAATATCTTGTGCTGTTAAATATTTCCAACTCAATTGTGCGTTGCCGCGACCGCTTGTTGTACAACTCAATCTCAAGTGCGTCAACTGCTTTCTCTATTTTGGTGGCTTCTAACGCCAGCTTGTATTCATACTCAAGTTTCTCGGCTCTTTTCTCGTGGGCTATGGCTCGTGCATCGTAGGGGCTGGGATGCACAAACGGATACCACTTGTGCAACTGAATCATTTTCTTTCCCTCTCCGCCGCCCTCGCAAAATAGTACAAAAGTTTCCCACGAAGCTCTGCGCTGTCTGCCGTGCCCGCCCACATGGGCAAGTTATTCCAAATAGCCAGCAGCTGAGCCGTTGAACAATTATCGCCGTTTGTCGTCAGCCACCTAGATAACTCCATGTGGCGCAAGGTGGGATCACCCAGCCAACTCAGCCCATAAAAATCCGAAACTGTGCATGGGGACTTAGCGCCTGCCCAAAAAACCAAGCCAATAAGCAGGAGCCAGAACCATTTCATTCATGTCAGTCTTAGTATTGGTTAAGCTGTTCTTTTCCACATGTACACAGTAATGTACGGCTGGTAGTTAGCGTTAGTTGCGCTTGCGCCTTCTGTGCTGTTGGTTGTGGCGACTGTGATGCCCGTTGTAGAAGTTTGTACAAAATTCTCGCCACCATTAGGCGCTGTTTGTATATAACCCCGCGAAGCAGTAGAATCACCGCCCTGAACATTTCGATTTCCACTCTCAGAAAGCCCCCTTGATGCGCCTGTAGAGGCCGCGCCCATCAAAGCATGTGTGTGGCTTGGGTCAGTAACAGTAGAAGTCGCCGTGTGGGTGTGGCTTGGCAGCGTAGCATTTGCAGAGCCGCCAGTCTCTTCAGCCGTATTAAACAGCGCATTGCCCGAATCAAAGCCAACAGGTACTCGCCCTGCACCAAACGCCGTCCAAGTACCAAAACCCAACAACGTGCCGGGATTCGTTGCGTTGGTAGCGTTAATGTAAATTGAACCAACTGGGTGCAGTGCCTGAAGCGCTGCCTGAACAAACGCTGTGGTTGCAAGCAAAGTTGAACTGTTGCCAAAAGTCTGAGTTGTCGCAATCGTGCCCGTTGGCAGTGTTGGCGTCCCAGTAAACGTGGGGCTGGCACTTAAAACCGTATTGCCCGTGCCGGTGGAGGTTGCTACGCCTGTGCCGCCGTTGACCACAGGAAGGACCCCGGAGAAGCTGGTTGCGTCAACCGAACGAAAATTGGTTCCGTCACTGAACACCATCACTTTGCTCAATGCGGCTACTGGAATTCCTGCACCCGCAGCGGTGGTGTTACCCAGCACAGTGGAGTTGTAGATCGTCGCTGTATAGGCAGTGGTGTTGTAGATAACGTAGGTCTTCTCTTGCGGGGGAGCGTAGACGGCAAAGTTGGCTGCGGTTGTGGTGGTCAGTGCAATGACGGCATTTCGCGCTTGGTCAGGCGCACCGTCCAGCGCAGTGAAAGCTTGGTTGGCTGAGGTGACGGACACCACCACGTACCCAGCAATAGCCGACTCAATGATCGTGCCGAGGTTAGAGTTGGTTGTGGTATTCCACGTACCGGCTTGTTCGCCAGCGCCAATCAGTTCAATCCGTAGCGAGGGGGAGTAGGTGCTTGCCATTTTAATTACCTTATGATGTCCAATTTGGTGTTGGCTCAACAGGCCAAATTAATTCACCATCTGTTGGGTTTAAAAATATAAATCTAATTTCATCTCTATATGCAACAAACGCCGCCGAATTTACAAGGTGTACCGGCAAATTGACATCCGTAACATCAGGCAAAACAGACCAATCAGATTCGCTTAACAAACCTTGGGCTTGCAATTTGTTAGATTCTGCTGTTGGCGGCGTTGGCGGCGGCGGCGTTGCTTTTACAGTCCACGCTGCAACAGCGTTATTTGCCCAATCAGGAATAACAGAAACAATGTCGTGAGTTTTCCGCTGGTCAACATATTGAATTGTTCCTTCAACATCAATCCATTGAAAAACTTGCACATCTGGCGGCGTTCCCTCCCATTGCAAAGGCGCATATCCAACAGAATCTACGCTTACAAATAAATCAGGAACAACAATTGTGATCCTCATGTCAACCTCCGATGCAAAATGTTGTTTTGGATTAAAACTGCGTTGTTTTGTTCATTTGTTTTTACAACCTCATTTCTAAAAGATTCAATTGCCGCGCCAGTTTGCCGTTGCTGTTGACTTGATTCAACCAGAAGCACGGGCAACCAAGCAATTGAGCATCCGTAGTCATCAATTTCCTCACCCGTGTTTGGGTTTGTTCCTCGCACTTTAATAAACCACGCGCAATCCAGTTGGCGGCATGGTTTAAATCCGTCTAACGGGCAATTTGATTTTGGTTCTATTTTCATGTTTTAGTTTTTAGTTGCGATGATGACATCAACATAAGCAACATTTATTGCCGATGTTGCTGAGGATAGTGAGCCTGACCCGCTAAATGTATGGTCGTGTCCTGTGCTTGAGCCGGTAAGTTGCAGATAATTTTCGCCGCCGTTTGGCGCGGTTTGTTGGTATCCTCTGTTAGCAGTGCTGTCACCACCCTGTATGTTTCGTGAAGAGCCTTCTTTTGAGCCGCGAGTTGTACCCGTTGAGGTTGATCCCATAATTGAGTGAGTATGGGAAGGTATTTGTGCTGTCGTCAAAGTTGTTGATCCAACAGTGCCTGACACAGAAACTGTTCCCGTAACACTTGGCGTTGCAAAGGCAGTTGTAAACGCTGCTGACCCGCCTGAACCGGCTGTTCCTGATACAACCCGCAGAGCCTTGTTGTCGTGCGCCGTTGATTTTGTAAACCCTGTAGGTGCTGTGGTTTGGACAAACAGCATAACTGTACCGGAAGGGATCACAGTTCCGCTAGCTCCGCTGGATGCTGCGGTAATTAAACCCTTCGCATTGACTGTAATGCTGGCGTTAGTAAATGAACCAACGTTTGAGTTGACGGTTGCCAGCGTACCCGCCGCTGTGACGTTGCCTGACCCGTTGAATGACGGGCTGGTATAGGCCAAGTCTCCCGTAATTGCAATAGTGCGACCTGTGGTCAGAGTTGCTGCGCTGCCCGTGGTGTTCTGGTTAAGCGTAGGAAACGTGCAGTTGGTCAAAGTACCGCTTGATGGTGTACCAAGCACAGGAGCCACCAAAGTTGGGCTATCACTCAGAACCACAGACCCCGTACCAGTGGAAGATGTAACGCCTGTACCGCCGTTGGCTACCGGCAGGGTGCCGCTGACGTGTGTGGCCAGAC